AGTTAGGCTTATATCACTACTGCGGGATGGAAGTCTTCCTTCCCGTATGAGAAGTTGATTACACTATTAGTTAGAATGGTAGTGGAGCCGGGAGAAGCTTTTGTAATGGGAGGCACCTGGCGTATTCCTGCTCTTGTTGGGCTTGTTCAACGCAATTTCGTATAGAGTCTTAAGAATGACGGTACATTTAATGAGGCATCGTTCGATAGAGAATATGAATCTAAATGGTCTGGTACTGTTGAAGATGCTTTCTTTAATGGTGAGGCTTTTGACAGAGCGAGGAAGTTGAATCAGCCAGAATATGAAGCAAGCGGTAGGTCTAGCGCAAAAGCATATTATGTACTTTCTGTTGATGTAGGTAGAAAGAAATGCGATACAGTTGTCTGCGTATTTAAGGTTACTCCCTAGTCATAGGGACCTGCAATTAAATCATTGGTAAACATCTACGCTATTGAAGATGAACACTTTGAAGATTAGGCAATTAAGCTAAAGAAATTATTCTATAAGTATAAAGCTAAGAGAATAGTTATCGACGCTAATGGTCTTGGTATTGGTCTTGTAGACTATATGGTTAAATCTCAGGAAGATGAATTGGGAGATTTCCTTCCCGATTTTGGCGTCTATGGTGGTACTTATGACGGCGCTGATTAGGAATATCGCAAATTCCGCACCGACTCTACTGAGTATGACGCCATGTTCCTAATCAAAGCAAATGCGCCGATTAATAGCGAAGCTCATGCTAATGCGCAGACTCAACTTAATGCGGGTAAAGTACGACTTCTAATCGACGAGCGCGTTGCGAAAGCTAAATTACTTGGTACAGTCAAGGGTTAGGCAATGAAACCCGATGAACGGGCAGATTACTTAAAACCATATACTTTAACTTCCATATTACGTGAAGAGATGGGAAATCTTCGGGAAGAAACAGAAGGAATTAATATAATTCTTAAATAGGCTAATAAATCCATTCCGAAAGATAAATTTTCCGCGTTTGAATATGGTCTATATTACATCAAACAAGAGGAAGATAGTAAGAAGAAGCGGAAAAAGGGAAAGATAGCCGATATGATGTTTATAAATTGAGGAGGTGGCAAGATGCGTGCATCGAGAGCAGAAATAAAGATAGAAGAAATATTAAAGAGATATGAAGTTAATTTCCAAGAAGAATATGAATTTCCAGGATTAAAAGCGCCATCAGGCAGACCTCTTCGGTTTGACTTTGCAATTTTCGATGATGAAGGAAATTTAGATTTTCTTATCGAATATCAAGGTAAACAACATTACCAAGCAGTTAGTAAATTCGGTGGAGCGAGAGGTCTTTATTAGTAGAGATATAATGATACACAAAAGCGTCGTTTTTGTGCTATTCATCATATTAACTTAGTAGAGATTCCATTTACCGAAGAACACCTTATCTCGTATGATTATATCATGGCTAAAGCGGGATATTAAGGAGGTTGTAATCTTTGGTTCTTAAACAAAGACAACAGGAAATCAAAGATAAGGGCTTCAATCTCGTAGGGTCAGGAGTTCGCACTGCGCCAAGGGATTTCGATCTTTTTGATGAGGTTGATTATTCCAAGATTCGCGTTGGTGTGCGGCAGCTAGATGATGCGATCCTCAACCTTGGTACTTATCGGAAGGTAAAAGAGCAATATGGTGATAAGACTTTTATTTTACGGGCGATATATAAGCATGACTACGAGACACTAAGAAATGTTTCAGATTATTTCTATGAGTCAAGTGGTATTTACTATCGACTTTGTCGCTATTTGGCGTTTCTTTATAGATATGATTGGTATATTACTCCATATATTATAAAGAAAGATGGCAGCGATAACAATAAAAGTGTGCTAAATGATTTCGCAAAAGCTCTTACTTACTTAGATAATTCGGAGGTTAAACGTGTTTGCGGAGACATTGCTTTAGAAGTTGTTAAGTCTGGCGTATACTATGGATACATCATGGATTTTAACGACAGGTTTGCTCTCTAGAAGTTGCCTGCTACCTACTGCCGCAGCCGCTATTTCTGCGGAACTGATCCTATTGTAGAATTGAATCTACAATTTTTTGATGCTTATTTCACTAATCCTTAGCATAAGATTCAAGTTTTGAAGTTATTCCCTAAAGATGTTTAGAAAGCCTATATAGCTTATAAACAGGGGAAATTAAAGGGAGATTATCCTGGAGATAAGACTTGTTGGTATATGCTAGATACCAAATATGCCGTAAAGATTTCTTTGAATGATAGCGAGTTTCCTCCTCTTGTTGGAGTTATCCCGTCTATCATTGATTTGGATGCTGCACAAGATTTAGATAGGAAGAAAACTTTACAGCAACTACTTAAAATAGTTATTTAGAAATTGCCATTAGATAAGAATGGTGATTTAATCTTTGACGTTGATGAAGCAAGAGATATTCATAATAATGCCGTTGCCATGTTAAAGAGAGCAGTTGGTGTTGATGTTCTTACTACTTTTGCTGATATTGATGTTGCTGATATGCGTGATAGTAGTTCTATTACTCGCGCAGATGATTTGGAAAAAGTTGAACGTACAGTATATAACAACTCTGGTATTTCGTAGGATTTGTTCAATGCTGACAGTAATATTGCAGTTACCAATTCCATACTCTCCGACGAGGCTAGTATGAGGGATATGGTACTTCGGTTGAACAGTCTATTTAATCGTATTGTGTAGAAGTTTAGTAAAAAGAGTCATATATTGAAATTTGACTTACTTGAAACTACATAGTATAATTATAAAGAAATGTCGAAATTATACAAAGAGCAAGCTCAAATGGGTTATAATAAGACGCTTCCGCAAATTGCGCTAGGTCAGTCTCAGTCCAGTATTCTCGCTACCATTAATTTTGAAAACGATGTTCTGCATCTAGCTGAGAGCATGATTCCACCTATGATGAGTTCTACAATGAACGCAAATGTTCTTCGTGGTCAATAGGGAAATAGTGGAGGTTCATCACAGACGGAAAGAAATAATTCTAATGGAGCTGGACGTCCAGAGAAACCGGATAATGAGAAGTCAGATAAGACAATTGCGAACCGTGAAGCGGCAGGTTAGTAAGAGGAGGGATTTACTATGCCTATGCATTTAAGTATCGCAAAACAAGATACTATCGAATTTATTGAGCAGACTCAAGTTTCTCCTCTTGTTACCAAAGGAGTTGCGAAAGTCTTATATGTTGGTGACAACAGAAATGGCACTAGTATTGATAGAAATGTTGCCATGGAAATGGGAAGAAAACTTCCTGGAAGCCCTGTCGTTGGATACTATCGTGAAGATTTACAGGATTTTGAAGAACATAGTAGAAAGATTGAGATCACTACTGATAAGTTTGAAATTCTTGACTTAACTAAGCCTTATGGTTTTGTGCCAACAGATTCTAAGATTTGGTTCTAGACTTTTGTAGATGAAGGAGTAGAGCATGAGTATCTCTGCTGCGAAGTTTACATTTGGACAAGCGCATATCCAGAGTCAAAGCGAGTATTTGAAAAAGGCAATAACCAGTCTATGGAATTAAATAACGATAGCATTGGTGGCGCTTGGACAAAACGTGCCAATAGTTAGCATGAAATTTTTATAATTAATGAGGCATTGATAGAGAAATTGTGTATTTTGGGCGAAGATTATGAACCCTGCTTCGAGGGAGCTTCTGTTCAAGCGCAATTTGCTCTTCAGTTTAATAAAGAAATTGAGCAACTGAAAACTTCGCTTTTCTCGTTGATGAACGAGGTTAAGGATGCTCTGAATGATGAAGGAGGAGCCAAAATGGAGTTTACCACCTATGCTGCAGAGCTTGGTGACACTTTATGGTGTGCTATTTACGACTATTTGGAGAATACCTATCCTCGTGAGAATGAAGCGGGATCTATTTATGGATTACGCGGCATTTATGAGGAAGGCGCTCAAAAGTTCGCTATCCTTCAGAATCGCGAGGACAATAATCTTTTCAGAATGGATTTTTCTTGGGAAGAAGATAGCTTAACAGCTGCTGAAGAATTACAAGAAATAGCTGCTGATTATGTTTCAGAGGAAAGTTATTCTTTCTCTATGGAAGATAATGACAACTATAAGAAAAATGATGAAAAAGAAGAGGACAATTCTGATAAAGAAGATACTCCTGATTCTGATAATGATACAGAAGATGATGATGAAGAAAAAGACGATCCAGAGGATGACGACGAGAAGAATAATAAATATAGTCTTGATGAAATCCCCGAATATGTTGAATTAAATGAGAAGTATTCTGCTATTGTTGAAGAAAGAGATCGTTTGAATCAACAGATCGCTGATCTTACCGCTGAGTTAGATAGCTTAAAGGAATTCAAGCTGAAGGCTGAGCGCGTAGAAAAGGAAGCGAAGATTGCCGAATTCTTCATGCTTTCTGATGACGACAAGGCTGAGGTTTTACAGAATATTGATAAGTATTCTGTAGATGAAATTGAAGCTAAGTTGTCTGTAATTTGTTTCCATAACAAGGTGAGTTTCGCTGATCCTTCTTCGGATGATGATAGCGATAACAATCCTATCCCAACAAACTTTAGCCTACAAGGATTAGAAGATAAAGACAGTGCGCCAGAGTGGGTTAAAGCGGTAAGACTCGCTCAAAGCGAGAGAGATTATTAATAGTCTCGATGGCGCTAAGAATATTTTATAAGGAGTGTAAGTAATATGGCTTTAGCTACTACTCGTTTAAGCCCTGTGGCAAATTGCGTACAGTATGGTTATGGTCAGGTTGAGCCTAACCACCTGTCTGCTCGCCGCAATGGTCAAATTTATGCACAGCTTCCAGCCGATTCTAGCATCACCCTGTTAGAAAATGGAACTTTTGCTAAGTATGACTATAAAGATGGCTTAGTAAAGATTGATACTGCCGGCACCCTTCCTGGTGAATGGCTTCTCGTTTTCAATGAAGTAAAGGTTTATGAGGATTATCAGACCGATGCTGATTTCGCTATGATCAAGGGCAACTATTCTGCTCTTGTTTATAACGCAATGGGCAATGATGGCTATTATCATTATAACACCCTCAACCAGTCTGGTACTGGCGACAACCTCCAAGAGGTTGCTCCTAACGGCGGCATGATGCCTGCAGGCACCACTATGGTTCCTCGTCTTCTCCGCACTCAGCCTGGTGACATTATGACCACCAACTGCATTACCGAGGCTTATGAGAATCTGTC